ACTGTGCACATTCAGTTTGTGCGTCAGTGTGCACAGTCGCGCTTGTCGGAATTCCCGCAGGAAGGTATCGAGGTCTTTGGACAAGTCCATCGGAATGTGTGTCACGCAAAAAGAGCTGATCTAGATGCTCACTTCACTGACTTCTTGCGTAAGGAGCGTGGGATCACTGACCCGAATCCCTCTCACATCCGCGTGCCACTGAAGACAGAGTTTTCGTACAAGAACGTGAAACGGTACGATCGGTTGCATGTTGGATTGGACTGCAAGTTGGCTGACATTGCTTGGGAACGATATGTTGAGAGACACTTTGCTCCGCATATGTCAGGAGCCCGTGTGAGGACACAAGAGGAGGTGTTGCAGGATATCAACCTGAACACATCCCCGGGCTTCGGAGTGTTCGATAAGGTGGATGACAACACGCGTGGAGACTCTTCAAAGTATCAAACAAAGAAGAGAATGAATGAGGCGATAGGCACCGAGCACTTGCGAGAGTACTATGATCGCATGGGGAGACCGGACGAACCATATGTGTTGTGGAGCAATTCGTTGAAGAACGAGGCTCGGGAGCGTGAGCGTGCTGAGGCTGGTAGCTTTCGTACCTTCACTAGTTCTCCATATGCGTTCACTGTTGCTTGCAATCGCTTGTTTGGGGACATGAATGATCGTTTCTACGCCTCAGCTCTACTGACGAAGTCGTTTGTTGGTAAAAGCAAGTTTCGCCTAGGATGGGATGCGCTGATTCGTAAGGTTGGACGTCTACTCGGTATTGGTGCCGACTTGGACGAGAGTGCCTACGACTCGATGATGGCATCCTACATCCAATGGAAGATTGCAGAGTTCAGAATGTGGTGTTTGCGCACCTCAGATCGTACGAAGGAGAATTGCGAGAAGATGCGCAGCGCCTATGAAGCTATAATCTACTCAATTATCGTGTGTGAACAAGGCGAATTGTTTCGTAAATTGTGTGGAGGCAATCCCTCAGGATCAGCGAACACTATCGTGGATAATACTCTGGTGTTGTATTGGTTGTTCGCTTACGCCTACCTCGTG